CTGGCAACGCTCGGCTGCCACAGGAAAGGCCCGGTGCCGGCTCCGCCTCCGCCGTCTCCTCTCAGCTGCCTCGCGGCCAGCTCGGTGAGGGAGTTCCAGATGAACACACCATTCTTCCGGTGCTGGGCCGGGCAGGTGTAGACCATTTCCAGGAATTTCTCGATGGTGATGGCACCGGCTGCGGTCGTGGTGACGGTGGCACCGGTCAGTGTGGCATTCGTGGTGATGCCCTCCGGCTCTTCGTAGGTGGTGTGACCGCGACCGACTACAAATGCCGCGTCTTCAGCCTCGCCTATTGCCCTGGTGAACGAATCGGCCAGGATGGCCTGAAGGTTGACGTCGCTGTCCGCCAGCTCGTCCTCACCAATCTTGGCCAGACCGTAGAGGTCTTCCGCGTACTGGTAGGTCGGCGCTCCCGGTACCCCTCCGCCCTCGGTGGGGTCCTCCCCGGTTTCCAGTTTACCCCAGCCGACAGTGACCTCGCTCAGGCTGCGGAGCTTGAGCCGGTCTTTGCTGATTGGCCTCACCGTAGCCAGTGGGCGGATAACGGTTATCTTGGGGAGTGTGCGCTCTATCTCGGACTCGAGCTCAGGGGTCACGAGGTACTGCCCGGTGGCGTCCTCGACCAGGGACTTCCTCTCTTCCGGGGCCAGACCCGCTTCACCGTGCCTCACCCACTTCAAGAAGGCGGCGCTACGTGCCTTTGCCTCTTCGGATTCGGGTGCAGGGCTGCCCGCTGCCGGGATAGACTGGCGCTGGAGCTTGACCTCCAGCTCATCTATCCGGGTGTTGAGCGCGTCGATGGTTGCCTTGGTTTCGGCCGTAGGCTCGCCGAGTTTCTTAATCTCAGCGTCCTGGCGCTCTACGGCCTTGTGCAGCTCTTCCACTGCACTCTGGATCATGTCTGTCAATTTCTTCAACTCTTCTGGGGTCATTGTTAGTTTACCTCCTGTTTTTTGTTGATGGTTTCGAGTATAGCCTCGATGCGCCCTTCGGCTTCCTTCACATCAAAGCCGTCATTTTCGGCCTTGAGTTTCGCCACTATCGCCTCCAGTTCTGCGGCTTCCTTGGTAGCTTCCGCGAGCTGAGTGGATTTCTCCGGCTCTGACTCACTTATAGCAGCCTCGAGAAGTGCCTGGAGAGCAGCGAGCGCCGCCTGGACTTTCGCCAAGCTGGTAGCACTCAAGACACGCCCTGATTTTTCTTCCGCCGCTCCCTCCGTGGACTTATTCCACGGGGCGACTATCTCCTCATCCTCGAATTCCTTCTGCATCTTGGTATAATATTTCTCGACATGGGTCTTAACCTTTGCCATGTCGGCCTCGGGAATCTGGACGCCTCCCCGGGCGCCCATTATCACGGCGGCAACGGCGAAGATTCCCCGCGGGATGGCGGTAAGCCTGCTGCCGGCGACATCGGCGAAGCCGAGCTTGTAGCTGCTGAACAGCTCGGGGCTCTCCTCGTCATACCAGAGGAAGGCCTGACGGTACTTATTCCAGTTCATATTGTCCTCGCCGCCGGCCCAGGCGCGGACCTTTTTCTCCGCAGCGGTGGCATCCCACTCGTCCTCGCGGTCCGCCAGGGGTAAATCGGCGAAGGTCGCGGCCTTTTTCACGCTCATCACGACTGCCTCGGGATTGGCAGCGAAGGTGACCGGCGATACGTCCCAAAGCCTGACCTCCTGGAGGTGCCGGATGCCGTCCTGCCACGATTCTTTCAAGGTATCGTAGCCGATGGACATCTCGGTGATGACACCATCCTTCATAAGGCTCAGGACTTCCTTAGCGCGCTGGACTCCAAGGCTCAGCTTGCCCTTCACGAGCAGGCCTTTGTCATCCTCCAGCAGCTCGTCGGGCTTGCCAATCGGCTCCAGGGTATTGTGGTTCCAGAGGATTTTTACCCGATTCCCCGCTTCCTTGAGGGTCTTGGCGAACGCACCGGGCTCGATGATATCGCCGTATGAGTCGGGCTTTTTCGAGAAGGTAGCCGCGTAGCCCGTGAAAACCCCCGTCTCCTCGTCGACTTCCTTAATTTCAAAGCTGACTGTCTTGTGTTCCTGTTTCATTTTTACTCCCTTTTCAGTTAACCATCGCCTGTTACCAGGCCTATTAAGCTGCTCACTATGTACCAGAGGACGCCGGCGCCAATAACGCTGGCCGCCCACCAGAAGGGCTTTGAGATACTGTGCATCCTGTTGCTGACCAGCTTATACAATAGGCCGAATGCCGCCAGTGTCACGGCATTCTGGTCGGCTCCCTTCCAGCCTTTGTTGGCGACTTCCTCTGCAGCCTCGTCTATCATCTTCTCAAATAGGCCATTCTGCATTCTGATACCTCCCTGTTTAATTACCTGGTCCCATAGCTTTCAACGCATCGGCAATTGATATCTTGCTCGCCTGGGTACATCGAGCCATCAGAGTAGGATTTATCGAAGGGCACCGTCTCACCCTCAAGAGCAGCATGAGAATCACGGACCCTATCATCGCGTGAGGTAATCCAGGTGTGGGTCTTTACCACGCCGCTTTGCTTGGCAGCCTCACGTTGCCCGAAGCCGGCAGCATGAGATGTCTCCGTGCGGGCGACTCTCATGGCCTTGTAGGGTGACTGGTCGGTATAGAACTTCCTGATATTCTTGGCTATCTGGGCTGTGCTCAGCCCCTCTTCCTGACCGGCCACGAGGACAGCCCTCATCGCGGCCTTGTCGGTATCCAGGATGCTCTTCACGTCGGCGGCGCCGTTCTTTTTCATCCAGGCCACGGCAGCCAGGCTCATCGGGTCGAACACCCATTTGGCTTCGCTCCCCCCGGAGGACTTGCCGCCGAAATCCTCAGCGATTACGGCCCCGAAGTCCTCGATAAGAGCGCCCAGGATAGCGGTCATCATCTTCTCCCACTCCGGCGCCATGCCGTCGATGGCCCCGTTGATGACCTTCTCCAGGTCGGCCTGGGCCTTGACGCCCTTCAGCGCCTTCTCTATCGCCTTGGCCTCCGCCTCATAAAGCGGGACGACCTTCCCGCTAACCACTCCCCACCAGGCGACGCGCCGACGGTCTATCCTCTTCCACTGAGCGGCCTTGGCCTCTTCTGTGTCAACAGCCCTCTCCTCCAATTCCTTAAACCAAGGGTCGGTTTTTACATAATCGCTCTTAATCGGAGCCCCGGCTGGCAAGAGGGTCAGGGGCCGGTAACTCAGGTCCCAGCCAGTGAACTCGTTGAAGCCCATCTCCAGCCTCTCGTTTATCTGGTCAAACGGGACACCCATCGCCCACAAGCTCCTGGCCTGCTCCACCTTCTTGGTAAAGTCTTCACGGAGGGCGGCCACCTTGGAGGTATCATATGAAATCGTTATATCCCCGTACATCGGGGCCAGCCTGAGATTGAGCGTCGACTTGATATCGTCGAGCAGGGGTATAACCACATCTTCATAAAGAGCCTTGCGGGCCTCCATCATGTTGTTATACGAGGACTGCTCAAGGTCACCGAGGAATATAGGGCTTATCCCGAACGCCCCGGCTATGTCGCGCTTGTTGTGTAGCCGGGAGGCGATGTAGTCCATCTCGATGGCGGTCAGGGACATCTGGTTCCACTTGGCACCGGCGCCCAGCACCCAGGGCTCGCGTCTCCTGCTCTTGGCCAGGAAGTATTCCTTTATCTGCCGGCGTGACTCCTCGAACTGCTCCGGCGTCAGCGGAGTCTCATGCGTGAAGACCCCGTCGGTAACACCCCTATTCTGCATAGAAATTTTCTGGGTGTCCTGGGCTTCATTATCGGTATCGATGGTCCGGGCAGCCGCCTGCAGCGGGCCCATACCCCAGTAAGGGTTGCCCGGGTCGACCATCATAAAATGTATGAACTGGCTCTGGGGTACCGTCCGCTGGCTCCCGTCGGCGCTGGTCACCTGCCAGCCCTTCAGCCACTCCCCGGGGACATCGGACGGGATGGGCTTGACCAGGTCGGGCATCACCGTCCAGAGCTCTTTCACCTGCTTGCCCACGATTATGGGCTGCCAGAGCGCATTGCCCGTCAGCTCTAGGTGGGCGATGAGGAACTCAATCAGGTCCTGCCCAGCGAATTCCGGGTTGGGGTTCCGCAGCACCTTGGCCAGGGGATGGCCTTCTATCTTCTCGCCCTTGCTGTCCAGGATGACCCAGGGAACGGCCGAGGAAGCCTGAATAATCGTTCTCACGGCACGGTAGACATAGACGCTGATTTTATAGCCTTCGCGGGTCGCCTTCCTCACCGTCATATCGGTATAGACCGGGACGCCGGCGTACTGCAGGGAGAGAATCTGGAAGGGATTCAAGGCCGCGGTATTGACTGCCTTCTCTCCGTTTTTCTTCGGGAGAAGGGCTATGGCTATCCTGCTTCTAAGCTCATTTAACATCAAGCCGCTACTCCTATCATGAATTCTTTCGGGGGCTTGGACTCTTCAATCATCAGCTCGGTAAGGGCCCAGACCAGGGCATCGAGCCGGTCGGGACTATCACCACTCACAGCCAGCCATGTGCACTGCTGGTCTTCCAGCTCCGTGAACGGCTCTGTGTGAAACACTTTGCCTTGTTCATAGAGAGCTGCCACCGGCTCGGCTCGAGCGTACTTCCCCCGGCTTGCATGGACTGCTTTGTATGGGATGTTCTTATCAACAGTGCGGATGGTTAACTCGACTAATTCTCCGCCATTGTTGACTTCACCAATGACCTTATCAGCCTCAAAATCTTTGAACGTCTGTACTGTCCTGCGTGCCCAGGCATCAGGGCTGACTCTTGCTGACCGGTCTGCTAATACGTATGCATGGCCGTCAATCCCTAATCCAGCAGCAACAATGCCGGTTTCATCTGAGGTGTCTTTGCTGGTAACTGCTGGGTCTACCGCCACAACCACACGTACCAAATCAGGGGCTGGTTTATACTGGATGATGCCCCGATTCCATAAAGCGCCAGGTACCTCTTCCAGTAATTCAGCGTGGATTTCTTGCTGGCCAAGGCGTGTACCCTCATACTGACTTACTATTTGGCTATAGAATGACGGAGCAAGGTTCATCCTGTTCTCGTAGGTGGTGCCACCGGTGACTACTACATCGGGCATCTTAAGCAAATTCCTGATTAGCTTTATCGGGAGTGGGGTTGTGGTAGCTACACATCTGGGATGTTCCCCCAAACGCAAACCAAGCATGAGCATGTCCCAGACTTCTTGAGCACAATACCATGTCCTAATCTCATCACCCCAGGCAAGGTC